CAGCATTAGCAAACTATACCAAAGAGAATGAAGCTCTATTGGTAACTTCTTCCGTACTCGGAAGCAAAACCGCTTCTTTGATTAAGAGTCAAGGAAATGTAATGGTAGGTGTAAAATCTGCCGAAACAATCAACATTATGGATACTGACGCTATCTTTCAAAGCGGTAGTACTTGTGGCTTCAATGCCTCTGGTTCTACTACTTTCACACAGCGTACTGTAACCGTAGGTAAGATTAAAGTAAACGAATCTCTTTGCCCTAAAGACCTTGAAGCAAAATATTTGCAGAAGGCTTTACCAGAGGGAAGCCGTTACGATTCAATCGCTTTCGCTTCTGACTATACAGACAAGAAGGCTGCTCGTATCGCTGCTCAACTTGAAACTGCTATCTGGCAAGGTTCAACAGGAAGTGCGAATGTAAACCTTAACAAATTCCAAGGTTTAGTTACTTTGATTGGTTCTTCTGCCGTTGAAGCTAACAATGCTACTTACTACGGTGGTACTGCAACTGCAATCACTACTGCGAATGTAGTAGCTATCTTCGATGCTCTTTACAAAGCAATTCCTGCGACTGTTGTAGCAAAAGATGATATGACTATCTGGTGCGGTCAAGATGTGTTCCGTACTTACACAATCGCATTGAAGAATGCAAATATGTTCAACTATGCTTTCGATGGTAAGGCTGATAGCGAGTTCTTCTTGCCCGGTACACCAATCAAAGTTGTAGCAACTCCCGGTCTGAATGGTGTAAACAAGATTTATGCTATCCGTTTGAGCAATATGTTCTTGGGTACAGACCTTCTTAATGAAGAAGAGCGTTTCGAACTTTTCTATGCAAAAGAGGCTGACCAAGTTCGTTTCGTAAGCGAGTTCAAGATGGGTGTGAATGTTGCCTTCTTGGATGAGATTGCTTCTTTCATTATCTAATTTTAAAAGGTGGGTAATCTTTCGGGGTTACCCACTCTTAACTTAATAAACTCAATACAATGGCTTGTGCTTTAACACAAGGATACACTCTCGATTGTAGAGAAAGTTTAGGCGGTATCAAAGCGGTATGGCTGATTGCTCACGCCAATGTGAGTTCAGTTACAGAGGCTTCTGGTATCGTTTCAGCTATCACAAAGGCAGCGGGAAAAGTATTCTACAAATACGAGTTAGTTAAGAATACAGGTGCTTTGACTGAAACCATTACCGCTTCTGTTGAGAACGGAACTGTGTTTTATGCTCAAGAACTTTCTATCGTTCTTAACAAACTCCAAGCAAATACAAGAAATGAAATCTTGTTACTTGCTAAAAATACATTAATGGCAGTTGTTCAAGATGCTAACGACAAATATTGGTTGTTAGGTCGCTATTCTGGTTTAGATGTAACCGGTGGAACTTCTGCAACAGGAACCGCACAAGGAGACCGTAATGGATATTCTCTGACTTTTACAGGTGGCGAGAAAGAACTTGCTCCCGAAGTAAATAGCGGAATTATCGCAGGTCTCGTGTCATAAGGCTTTCGTGGTTCGTTATAGGTAGGTAGATTAGCCATCCCTTCGGGGGTGGCTTTTTCTTTATTGTAAAAATTCGAGATTTATCTATTTAGTAGTATGATATATTTAACGAAAGGTGCAACAAGTCAGATTATCCTTACTTTAAAGGAGAAGCAGACACTTTCAGCACCGAATTATTTATTCGTTTTTACGCATAGGGGCAGTAATATAGAGGTTAAATTTGTTATCCTAAACGCTGCCGATACTTCTGCTTTTAAAGATAGGTTTAATCAATTCTCAATCGTTACAAATACTTATTTCGGTACTCAAGATTCTGGAGAGTGGGAATATCAAATCTATGAGCAAACTTCTACCACGAATACAAACCCTGCCAATGCTACCGGATTAGTGGAAACAGGCATAATGAGGCTTTCGGAATCTACTTCTTTTACATATACGAAACACCAACCAAATAACACATTTATAGTACGATGATGGATAATTTAGTTATATTAACATTTGCGGAAGCAAAGCAACCCGAATACAAAGAAAAAAAGGGTGTAGGATATATCGAGTTTGGAGACAAAAACGATTACCCTAATTATTTATTAAGCCTTTACAATAAAAGTGCGAAACATAACGCTATTGTAAAAGGTAAGGTAAATTACATTACAGGAAATGGATGGGCAGCAAAAGAAGATGATGTAAAAGCCGAAGAGTTTATTAATAAGGCTAATCCTTACGAATCTTTGACTGATGTTACTCGTAAAGTTTCTATTGATATAGAGGTTTTCGGTGGTGCTTATTTAGAGATTGTTTGGAGCAAGATAGGCGGTCAAATTGCTTCTATTAGTCATATTGACTACACAAAAGTTCGTTCTAATAAAGACAATACTCAATATTGGATTAAGGATTGGAACGATAGAAAAGCCGAGGCAGAAGTTGTTTTAGGATATAATAAAGATTTAAGAGAGGGTAAGCAAATCCTTTACATTAAGGAATACAGACCGGGGTTAGATACCTATGCTTTGCCCGGTTACATTGGTGCTTTGAATTATATCGAAAGTGATGTAGAGGTTTCGAAGCACGTTTTAGGTAATGCACAAACAGGGTTTTCTGCAAGTAAACTGATTACTTTACCAAATGGAGAACCGACTCCAGATGAAAAGAGAAACATTGAAAGAAGGTTTACCGAAAGATTTAGCGGTTCGGATGGTAAGAAGTTTATTCTTTCTTTCGTTCAAGATATCGCCAAAAAACCTGCGGTTGATGATTTAGGTGCCAGTGATTTAACAAAAGAAGATTTCGGTAGAGTAGATACAATGATTCAGCAGAATATTTTTGCAGGTCATCAGATTACTACTCCTTCTTTGTTTGGTATTTTGGTTGAAGGTTCATTAGGTACTCGTTCTGAAATTAGAGATGGCTACGAGGTTTTCAAGAATACTTATGTAAACGACAAGCAACAATATTTAGAGAGTATTTTTAATTCATTGGCTGAAATCAATGGGGTTACTACTGAACTTTATATTAAGCCGGTAGAGCCGATTAACTTTGAGTTTAGCGAAGGTATCATTTCTCAATTTGCTCCTAAAGAGTGGATACTTGAAAAGATAGGTGTTGATATGACTAAATATCAAACTCCTATTGAACCTACGCAACAAGGTTTAATAAACGAGCATTTGAAAGGAATGAAAGGTAGGGAGTGGCAAAACTTCCAACGAATCATTCGTGAATACAATAAAGGAAAGATAAGCCGTAACCAAGCTATTCAAATGTTAAAGAGTGGTTATGGGTTAGATGATGAAGCGATTAATACTTGGTTAGGCGATGAAACTTACGAACAAAGATTCGATGATATTGATTCCACGATAGAGTTATTTAGTCAATTTGGCGAAGCGGAAGAAGGTTTTAATGTAGTGGCTCGTAAGAAGGTGTTTGTAGGGGATTTAGAGGCTCAAGAATTGGCTTTTAGAGATGAAGTGATAGATGATACTATCGATAGGAAAATACTTGATACAATCGCAAAAAACAAGCGAATACCACCTGCCGACATTGCCAAGGCTTTGGATATTGAAGAGGATGATGTAAGAAGCCGAATTGCTAAAATGGTGGCTTTAGAGATTTTAGAGTATGATGTAGATACTCAAATCAGTAAGTTATTAAAGCCTTTAAATGAGGTTTTAAAGAAGCCTTTAAAGACAAGTTTTTTAGTTCGTTATGAGTATTCTTGGGATTATTTAAGAACTACTCAAAAGGACAGAAATATAAATACTTCAAGACCTTTTTGCCAAAGATTAATGAGTTTGAAAAAACTTTATACGAGAGGCGAGATAGAACAAATTAGTGCAAGATTAGGATATGATGTGTTTGCTCGTGCCGGTGGGTGGTGGACTCTACCAGATACGAATATTCACTCCCCTAAATGTAGACACACTTGGAATGCAGTTGTAGTTGTTAAAAAATAAGAAATGAGCAGAAATATTTTATTTATATCCGTACAAACTATCAAAGATAGAACCGGTTTGCATAATAACGTAGATGAGAAATTAGTCAATCCGGAAATATTAACTTGTCAAGATATGTTTATTCTTCCGGCACTCGGAACGGCTTTGTATAATCGATTGCAAGACGGAATTCAAAATAGTGATTTAACCAATGCAGAATCTACTCTTTTAGATACTTATATCGTACCTACGTTAGTTTATTATGTGATGAGTGAATTACCAATGGGATTGAGTTATCAGTTCTATAATAAAGGAATGATTCGTAAGAGCGGAGAAGGACAAGAGAACCCTTCGGCAGCGGAAATGATTGATGTTGCCGATAGATACAAAGCGAGAGCGGAGTTTTACAAACAAAGATTAGTTAAGTATTTAATAGATAGAAGCGGATTTAATACATTTCCCGAATACAATAATCCGGGTTCGACTTATGACACTATCGTACCGGAAAGACAAGCCTATACCACTTCTATTTGGTTAGGCGATGATGATTGTTGCAAGGGAATGACGTTTGAAGAAAAATATCAAGGTAATATAAATCGTTGTTGTGGCGAATAAAACATACTCTTTAAAGAATCAAAAAAAGCTTCGGCTTTACTTACAAAAGCAAGAAAATGGCATTAACTCTCAACCAACTGGTTCAAACGATAACAAATCTCGGGAACGCACACAAGCAGATAAAAAGCGTTTACTTCGGTGATTTGTCTGATTACCTATCAAGAGGAACAGAAAATATTTATCCTTCGTTGTTCTTTGATTTAACAGGTGGTAGTGTGGGAGAAAGGAATGTTAATTTAAATTTCTCTTTATATTTCTTTGATAGGATGCTACCAGAGGACACAAACGAAACCGAGGTTTTGAGTGACCAATTAGAAATCTGCCAAGATATTATTGCTCAATTAAGATATAATAACTTTGATTTTGATGAAGGGTTAAGTGCTACTTTGACTTTCTTTACCGAAGATACTCCCGACTTACTTGCAGGAGTAAGAGCGGATATCTCTATTGAACTACCTTATACTGCGGATAGATGTCAAGTTCCATCGACATACACTTTCCCTGCATAATTCTATTTATTTAAAAGCGACAAATGGCGAATAAAAAAATATCAGAACTCCAAAGTAGAACACCGGCGTTAAGTGATTTAATATTAGTGGGAGACCCTTCTTCGGGTTATTCCTATAAAGCAACAGTAACGGCATTAGCGACAATCATTGAAACGGATATCTCCGATGCTTTCGTTACTCTTTCCACTACTCAAACAATTAGCGGAGCAAAGACGTTTTCCAATGTTATTACGGCTTCAAGTGTAGCAAATACTCCTACCGACCCCGATAAATTTTTGACTTTAAATGCAAGTAATCAAGTAACTTATAGAACCGGAACACAAGTTTTAAGTGATATTGGCGGTCAAGGTGCTTTAACTTTAACTACAACCGGAACGAGTGGAGCAGCGACTTTAGTAG